TGTCGCTCAAAACGCCCAGCGCAACTAGATCGACCATTTTAGAAGTATAATGACCTAGTTTATAAATTTCCTCAATCGCTCTACAGAGTTGCCATGTAACGCCAACGCCACTTAAACTTTTATTCGGATACCCGCACATTTGATTATTAATGGTAATAGCGTAGGGACTATATTCATCACATTCGTGGTGATCTGTAATAATCACTTTTATTCCATTATCAAGTAAAAACTTATGTTGCTCATAATCATTACTAGCTGCATCACCAATCCAAACAACACTAGTTCCTCTATCAACTATATCTTGTAAATCAATATCAGCTAGACCATGCTGTTTACCAGAATGAAGTACGTAATAAAAATTCTCATTAATATATTCTGGGAAATAATTATTAATAAAATTAATCATAACCGCGGCCGATGTGAATCCATCAACATCTGGATCAACTACTGTTGCAATACGTTCATTATTCTCAAGAGCTTCATAAATTACTGACGCGGCTTCCCGCATATTTTCTGTTCCAAAAGCTGTTCAATCATTAATTGATTCCCACCCTGCGTTTAACCAATCGTTTTGTTCTTCTATTGGAATACCTCTATTATAAAGAACTTGTTGAATAGGAAAGAGTAAAGGACTGGGAGTATTATATTCTTTAATATTAATTTTAAAAACCTCCTTAAATTATTACTTCTTCTGGTTCATAAAGAGAGCAAAAACATCCTTTAATATCCCAAAGTAAATCATCTGTTCTTATAATCTTATCTGTGTAAGCGCAATAATATACATAAGTAGGATTTCCTATAACATAAGTTATTTTACGTTTAGACAATAAGAATTTACAAGTTCTACATCTTTTATACTTTTCTCTCTCTTTAGTTTTATAAGCAATAATTTTATTTTTGTCTTTTTCATCCATTATAAAAACACTCTATTTCTCCATAATTGAAAAAATACATCTTTTCCTTGATCTGTAGGAGAGTTTTTATATTCTAATAAATCTCCATTTATATCAAATAAAAAACTTATATTAACATATCCGCAATATTTATTATATATCTTTTCAAATTTCCTTATGGTTTCATTATATTCTTCATCTCCAATTTCTTTATAATCTGCATCAAAACCTATTGCAATTTCTTTTACACCTATATCCAATAGCATCTGCAATTGATAAGAAGATATACTTGACCCGCAAGTTGCAACTGCTATATTATTTGCTATACCTAAATAATTAATTGCTTGAAGAACACCTTTTTCACTTTCCAAGAGCAAAGCAATCTGAGTACTTTTTATATTTTCTTTAGCTTGATAAAAGCCATATAAATTAAAACTTAATGCATGATTATACATTTTACCATTTATGCGGGCAGGACGATATTTACCAAACTTCTCATTCTCTTGGACTAGTGTTCTTTCTCTAATACCTATTAATCTATTATTTTCATCTGTGTGCGGGATAAGGATTCCACCTGTTAATGGATTGTAATGAATATCCATATAATCACTTACTTCTTTTGGAATATACTCTTTTTCCCAATTTAATATTCTAGGTTGCGGGAAATGCTGTAAAATTTTAGGATTAATTTCAGGAAATGAAGCTTTATCTTTATTTATTTTGATATTAGTAATATATTCATATTTATCTAAAACTCTTCAATCTAAATAATTATCAACCTCATCTTTACTTTTAATTTTCCAACCAAGATTAAAGAAATTAACAACGTAAGAAACAGCTGTATTTAAATCTATTTGTTTTAATTTCATTATTAGTTCAAATACATCCATTGTCCCGCAATGAGTAAAACATTTAAAAAGTTTAGTATTATCATAATAGTAAAGTTTATGACTATCTCCATTATGACAAACTGTAAGAGCCATGATGTAGTCTTCCCGCATAATAGGCTCTGCTTCTAATGATTCTAAAATATCGTAAACATCTTCAATATCTAAAGCATTTTTAACTTCATCTTTATCATAAAAAGCCATTTTCTTTTACTCTTCCCAAGGTAATACTACTTCAATTTTAGCTTTTTCTACTTCTATTGGTTTATACCACCAATCAGTTACAAAAATAGGATTAAATCTGCAAGTTGCTTTATCTGCAACCATTCAAATATAAGATTGAACAATTGATCCTCTACGATTTTTATACACACTTAATTTTACATTAGGCATTGAACATCCTAATTGTTGTACTATTGGTGCCAACATTTGCTGATCTTTTTCCGTAGAATTTAAAAGAATACTGCCATAATCCGTCTTATCTGCAATACTTTTCGCTCCTCTTAGTAAATTCTGGTCAGGTAATGGATCAGTTTTCCAATCCATATTGAGTTGTGTCGCTGTCATAATGAAAATATTGAATTGAACCGCTATTTCTTTAAGCTTAGTTGATATTAAAAATAAAATACTGTCTTCTCGCATCGCAACTCCACGAGTTCTACGTCCAACTTCTTCAAGAATTCCAAGAGAAGTAGATAAGTAATCAAAAAAGATATATTGAACTCTATTAATTCTTAAATTGCGTTTAATACAATTTTCAATATCTTTTACAGAAAAGTTAGGCAATAATTCAATATAAAGTGGAGCATTCTGTAATAAGCCTATAGCTTTTTTTAATCTATCTTCTTCTTCAAAATGTAAATCTCCATCTAATATTCTATCTTCTGGAATACCTGATATAAATGCTAAAGCCATTGTTTGAAGTTCTCTTAATTCTAATTCTGTAGAGATAAAAAGAGAAGGTTGCGGACTACCGTGATTTTCCCATTCCTGTGTCGAATTATTATAAATCTCTGGACAAGCCATATAGCAAGAATCTGCTAAAAGGCTACGACTTTTGCCAACTCCAGTGGCAGCTGAACGTAAGTATAAACAACCAAGTCTTGCCCCTCTGGTGACAGTATTACAAATATCACCGTATAAAGGTAAACCCATTTCTGGAGTTTCCTTTAAAGATTCAACTAATTCAAGAATATTATCTCCAATTGTATAAGATTCTTCTAAGGTATTATCTACATATATATCCCTGACCCGCATAATAGAATTATCAATTTCATCTGCTAATTCTGTTAGAGTTAAAGAATCAAATCTTTCTTGTTCTTCTTGCTTTTCTTTTAAATCTAAAATATTATTAAAATTATAATACTCTGAAACATCTACTCCAGCTTTAGCATATCCTCTTAAAAGAGAATATTTTTTTAAACGATTATAATAAAAGTCAAAAGCCGCAAAATCTGCTGCTTCTTTAGCTCTTGTAAGAAGTTCTTCTCCATTGCTTGATTGAAAGATTCCTAAAGACTTTGGTCTGTCCGCAAGATAATCACATACAACTTGAACTGTAATATTTGTAGTTCCCATTACAGCTAAATTATATAAAGCTCCAAAAGAAATTTTATGAATTTCTGGAACAAAGTCCTCTTCATTAAATGTATATCTTCCGTCGCTATTAATAATTAAATTTGGATGCAACATTGTGCATCCTAAAACTTGAAGAGCTGATGCACTATCATATAAACTTTTAATTTGATTTTTATTCATAATGCCTCTATTCTAAATTAAATAATTTTAAATGTAGAGGTCTTTGGATAGGAACTGGACTTACTTTATATTTTTTTTCTTTATAAGATAAATTTTCAGAATTATTTTTAATTGTATTTAAAATCTTAGCTTGTTCCTCTTGGTCTTTCTTCCATTTTTTATATTCATCAAAAATATAATCTATGATTGCAATTCCACCGTTAGACTTCTTTGGATCATTTTTTTTGATATCATACCAATAATGTAAGATATCATTTATTTTATCATAACTAAGTCCTTGTTCCTCATATCTTTTTAATTGAGAACTTACTTTTTTATAATTATAACAATCTTTTAAATAATGTTCTCTAATTTTCGCTAATAGCTGTTTTCTATCCATTAGTCCTTCTTTATAAATAAAAAGGATAGAAGAAAATTATTTTATCCTTCTATCCTTTCTTTAAATCTATAAACGTTTATTCATTTCAGCTTCAAGATCAGAAACAATTAAATAAATTTGTTCAGCTTGATCTGGAGTACTTTCAGTAATTTTCTTACCTTTACCTAAATATTTATTGGTAAGTTCAATAATTTTATTTGCCCATTGAGTACCGAAATCTTTTCCACTAACTTCTTGAAGCTTTGAAACCATATCATTAAACTTATTCATCTGCTCTTGGTAGTTAATTTCTTCTACCTGCGGACGATCAAGTGTATCAGTTACAAGTTTACCATTATGCTCTTCAGCTTCTTTATCAATTGCATCATGAATTGCATCTACAAGATTTTGATAAGAAAATCTAATTACAGGAGCAATATATTTAAAACGACTTCCTGCAATAAAACGTGGAGTTCCACGAAGATAAAGTGAAGTATAAGTATTGCCTTCATCATCAATTTCAGGATTTGCAAAACCAATAATATCTGACATGCGGTCTACGATAAGACGAGGACGATTACCGAGAGTTGGTACGATCTGATTAAATTCTTTACCATTCTCATCAATAAAAACTTTATCTTGTGAATGAGAAATTAAAATTAAACCATAACCCATTTGTGGAATTTGTCGTAAAGCTTCATCAAATTCTTTAGAAACTTTTGCATAACCTGAACCATATGGCATATCACCCACTGCATCAACATTGTTCTGAGCACAGACAAATTTTTCACAAAGATCATAAGCTATGTCAGCAGTATCAATTACGATATTTGAAAACATCTCATGAGCTTTTTCATCTTTAAGCTGACGAAGAACTTGCTTAAAATCTGCCCAACGATTAATTGGTTGTGCCATAACTCCAGGAAGAGCAAGATAACCCATCTCAAAAGCTAAAAGTAAAGCTTTGTCAAACTGCGATGCAATCGTTGTCTTTCCAACCTTTGGTCGTCCATAGAACAGGATCGTATATCCTTTAAGATCTCGACTAACTTTATGAGGAGTAATTCCAAAAATATCAATACCCATTTGTTACTCCTTTCGATTAAAACTTAAAACCACTCATCTGACCTAATGTTTGAGCTCCTTGATTTCCGCTTGGGAATCCCGCATTTCCTGCCTGAGTTTTCTGATAATCCTCTTGTTGCTTCTTCTTATCCGCAAGAAAAACCTCTCGATCAGCTAGAGCTTTCTTAAGCTCATCTGCTGTAATAGTATCCTCAGACATACCGTCATTAATAGTTGCTGCATAAATATCCCACGAACGGAAAGTGCGAGTAGTAGGACGAACAACAATTTGACCAAATCCAACTTGAGAATCATCTGTCTCTGGTTGAACTTCAATAGTTGTAGATTTAATAATACCATTTATTTTACCAAAATAAGGATTATTCTGACTAATATCCTCATTTGTAAAGAAATTACGTCCATCTTTACCACTTACAGAGAAGCTAACGGGAATAACATCTCCACGATAACTAAAGACATAGCCTTTAAGCTCTAGATAACTAAGAGAAGGATCATCCTCATTATCGTGCTCTACAGCTGCAAGAGCAAGCATATCAGCTTCAAATAAAGTATTATTGGGATCATCAACAATAGCTTCTCCTGCATTTAAGAAATGAAGGAAGCTACCACGAATACGTTTAGGACTTGCAAGTTCACCTTGACGAGTATAGAAATCATTAGTCTCAATCTGACCACTAACTCGAATTTTTGAAGCTTCTACTCCACAATTCTCATAAGTTTTACCAGTTGCAATTAACTGACGAAGATTATCAAAAGTAGCATTTTTACGACCACTTGCATAAGTTTCAGTTACATAAGTAAAATGAACTGGGACAATATTCATACCCTGATTATCAGTAGCAATATTAATATCACCCATAATAAATTTAGTATTAGGTTGCTTAGCAGTTGCTCCTGTTACACGTTCTTGAAGACTATGACTAAATACATAACCACGAATCTCAACATTATTTGTAAAATTTTGCTTCATAAAAATTTTTCTCCTTAAAATAATTTATTTTTTATTTTTAAAGTCTTAAAGAACTTTATAAAAAGAAAAGAGATATAAATTTTTAAAACTTATATCTCTTTATTTTTAGCTTTAATTAAGCAGCAGGTTTATCCATATTAAGATCAACATTCGCACCAAAATCAGTTAGACGGACATATTTAACAGTTTTGCCCTCTGCAATTTCAACCTCTTCGCGTACAACTACGTTCTTTTTAACTAGAGAATTAACAAGACCAGTCATAGAACGACGAGCAATACCAGTTGCATCAGCAATATCATTCTGGACTAGATCAACACCGGGATGCTCACGAAGGAATTTAACAACTGTGCGGGCATTGTCTGAAAAATATTTGTTAGCCATAATTTAATCTCCTTTTTATCTTTTCTTTAATAATATTATAGCATTTTTATTAATAACTTGTCAAAAATTTTTTTATTTACCAACTAATTTCTACTGTATGATTACCAAGAATTCGTGCATTATAACCGCCAGCAGCATAACGCTCTACAAGAATTTCTCCTACAGCCTGCTTAACTTGACGAGAGCAAGCACGAGTATTACCTTTATGAGCTTCAGCTTCAATCTTAGCATCAATCTCATCCATAAGCTGAGCAATTACAGTCTCATCTACACCAGCCTTGGGATCAGGAACAATTTTACGAACCTCATTGATTGAAATCATTTCTTAACTCCTTTTATCTCTTTTTTACTTTATATTATTATAGCTTATTTTAGAATAGATGCCAATAATTTCTTTTTAGCAATCTTCAACTAATTCATAAGTTTCTAAGAAAATATCTGGTTTACAAGGATATTGCTCTCCATGAATTCCTGTAATAATAAAATCTCCAATAGAAGCATGCATTATACCTTCTAATGTAGGAATATCTAATTCCTTATCTGTTTGATAAGCTTCAATAATTACAGGCTTCTTTCTATATTTCATTACAATATCCTTCCTATTTAAAATATTTCTATTAACTTACAATCTTGCGGATCTTTATCATCTCTCATTGTCTCAAAGACAGGATGCCGTAAAGTTAAATCAACCTTGTTTAAAGACATACAACTAACTTGAACAACTTTTCCTAAATATTTGTCAGGATTATTTGCAAGGTCTTCCCGCATACTATCTGTAAGTCCTGAAGCTACTCTTCCTACTTTCACTATCTTCCCCTCTTGGTTATAACAACCTAAAGTTAAAGCATTCTTCCAACCATAAAAATAAGGTTTAGTTACAAGTCTACCTTTTTCATCTTTATAAGGCCAGGTAATAGCTTCAATTCCATTATAATATTTTTCTGGTTCTTCAATACCTATACAAATTAAATCTACACTATCAAGGTGCTGTTTAAATTTAAAGTTTTCAAAAGTAGCTCTTCCTCCAACCTTATATTTAGCATCTTTCTTTTTAAAGACAGCTCCTTCTCCACCGTTTTGAAAAATTTTATTTAATTCTAATTCAAAATCAGTTTTAATATTAGAAGCAAGTTCTACATATTCACTATCTTTAATTTCTATATTATTATATCTTGTTTCAAATCCGCTGTCAATTAAATTTTTACCATCCCAATAGATGCAATCAAAAATATAATAGTGTACAGGTTGATATTCTTTCTCTTCAAATTGTCTATGAATTGCTCGTGCGGGTAAGCATCCTGCAATTTTAGTTACATCTTTTGAAGTTCCTCCAGGGATATAAATCTCTCCTATAAGAATTGTATCTTTAGGAAGATTATTTTTAGCCCATTCTACAAGATGCGGAAAGTTTGCAGATTTCTCTGTTAACTCCCCTGTCTTTTTACTTGTAGTACGGGAAAAGAAATAAACATAACCAGATTTTGTATATTCTAATTGATAAAGGTAGCCATCTCTTTTTTCTTGCATAATATATTCATTACTATTAAAAGCTGAATCCACAATTGCTGGACGAGGATGACCGTTATACAACATAGGTTTAATTTGACGAGACTCTGGATATAAACTAGACATGTAAAATCATTCCTCTTCCTCCACGAGTTTGAGCTCTAATATTTGAATATTTGGAAGAATTCTTAGAAATGATTTCTGTCTTTTCTACAAATTCTCCATCATCAAGATCAATAGCTTTAACTCCACTACCATTTTTAGTAGTTCGAATATTTTCAACCTCAAACTTAATAATATGAGTTTTACTTTGAACGACTGCTAAATCTCCATTACTTTCATATACGGCAATAACAGAGTCTCCATCTTTAAGAGTAATTCCAGTCATTCCTTTTTTATTTTGAGTAGTTGTAGTCCAAATATCTTTATTACTTTTCTTTATAAAACCATTACGAGTAAAGAAAGTAATATAAGGATGCTTCTCATCTATTCCCATATTGAAGATATTTAAAATTTTTTCTTGTGGAGCAAGACTTAAAATAGCTCCAACCGCTTGACCTTTATCTCGATTCCCGCACTCTTTAATCTCTTCTGCTCTAAGTTTAAAGATTCGTCCAAGAGAAGAGAAAAGTAAAAATAGTTCATTAGATTTCATTTTAAGAACATTTACTTTAGTTCCAATTTTCTTATAAGCGGGAACAGGAATATTTTGTAAATAACCTTTTTCATCGTATGTAATAACTACATCTTTAATGATTTTTTCTTTCTTTTTCTTTTCTTT